TTCGTGTCCATCACGTAGACGTTGTCGTACTCGCCAATCCTCGAGTAAATCGACGTCTCGTCCTTCTTTAAGCGCCTCTCAACAGCAGAACGGCACACGAAATACTGCATATATATCGAAATCCTCGAGTTGAAGTCGCCTGTAGCGACGGCAATAGCCGTGATGTCGTCCGTCTCCGAAAGGTCGAGGCCGATATACGCCTCCTGCTTGTTTGGTTCTGGAAGTGGCTCCACGTTGTCCTCAGACATCCACACCTCCTCCTCAACCCACACCGTGTCAGAACCTACGAATAGGTTGCAATGCTTAACCATAAACTCGGTAATATGCCTGCCGGAGTATATCTTGGCGTTTTCGTACTTGTCTTTTAACCATTCTTCACTTAAAGACACCCCTAGGTTGGGGTTCGCCTTGATCCAGCACTCGCTGTCGCTCCACTGGTCGTCCTCGTCCAACTCGTAGATCATAAACAGCAGAGAGTCGTTCACCACGTTCCCGTCCAGCACAGCCTTGCCTCCCTTCACAAATTCCGTGGCAAGGCCGTCCAGAACAAATCCAGCCGTAGAAATCGCCAACATAAGCGGATTTTTGCGGCTTCCCATAGAAGAGGAGAGGACCCGGTACAGGTCGCCGTTCTTCATGGCGTGCATCTCGTCTACACAACCAAGGTTTAGGCTGAGACCGTCAAGTGTATTTGCGTCCGAAGACAGCGGCTTAATTATACCTTCTCGAGGCGATATGATCTCATTCCTGTTTACCGAAAATCTCTTATTTAACGGAGGAGATGCCTTAACTATACGTCGAATTTCGTCAAAAACCTCCTTCGCCTGGTCTCTTTTGGTGGCCGCCGTGACGAACTGGGGAGCCCCGTCGTCATCGAGCACAGCCATAGCCAGGATGATCGCTGCCGCCAGCTGCGACTTACCGTTCTTCCTTCCGACGAACAGATGAGCAGTGCTGAACCTCCTCTTAGAGGGGTCGTTTTTACGCTTCCACCCGAACAGCTGAGCCACGAAAAAGACCTGCCACGGCGAAAGGATGAACGGTTTGCCGTGTTCGCCCCTCGTGTGGATGCATACCTTCTCTATAAAGGTGATATACCGCGCCGCCGACTCTACGTCGAACTCAAATTCATCAGAGGAGATATCGTCAATAAATCGTTGGCAAGCCAACTTCGTATACTTCCCCGCAACTATCTTACCATCTAGGATGTCTTCGACATAGTCGTACATCCTATTCACCACGGTGAGGTCAAGTGAGCTCATCGATGGCGTCTCCCTCCGCCGATTTAGCAGCAGCATTCGCCGCATTTACCGAAGCGCCCAGGATCCTCGCCCGGTCGAGCGGAGACAGGCCGAGCTTCGCGCTCAGCTTCTGTACCTCACCCTGAACTTTTGAAAGAGCCATCATCTTGCCGCTTACGTTAGATGTGCCGTTCTCGTAATACTGAATAATATCGCTTACATCTTGAATTTCTCGCGAGATCATAACGAACATAGACAAGTTTTTTGCCAACATCGTGATAGTAACCACGTCGATGGACTCTAAAAGGCCGCTCGCCGCCAAGTGGTCTATCACCAGCTTGAACATCCTCTCTCCGTCCTTGTCAAGTACCACTATGGGCATCATGTCCCTAGATGGCTCGACCACTTTCTTCATGACTTCTTTTGCCCCCTCAGCGGCGGCAACCCTCATATCTTGAAGGATTTTGTGCTTATTATGACTCACTTGTACGTGAACTTCAGTGAAACCGAGGTCTTAAAGAAGTCCGAATCAGGAGCCTCCTGATACATATCAACGAAATTCACCGTGTATCTAGTAGCCTCATCGTCAGGGATAGTCATCGTAATCTCACCCCATTCCGTAACGGCAGAAGCCTCGATCGAAAATGGTCTTTCGTAAAAGGTCAAGTAGTCTCCGCTTAAAAGCTGAAGTGTTTCCTCATTTGACGTTACAAACACGACAGATCCGACAACAATCTCCTCATCAGCAGTTTCAATAATTTGCCCTGAAGCAAATGTTGCTGAGACAAGGTCTCCCGCTCCAGATTCGCCAGCCTCCCAAACCGAGATCAACTTGTTTACGATGGAAAATGTTGTTCCGTCCGTCAAGGTGTAGTCTCCATCAATTAGATATACCGGATCTGAATTTGCATCTAGAACAAAAGCGTCTGCCCCAACCTCAAATGTTGTACTTGTCTGCAACTCCTGCCCGGCTGCAAATTCACACGAAAGGAGTTCGGGCGTTGGTTCCTCTGGCACAGTTGGCTCGGGATATATATAGTAGTGATCTGAAGATACCAGGTCAATAATAGACTCTGCCATTTGACAGCTTAACTGCATAGTCGCAGCATAGCAGTTGAATGATATCTCCATAGCATTTGTTTGTCTGGCAGGTCTATTATAGCCTTCTATGGACAAACATATCTGATGATCCTTATAGCCCTGTATCCTATTCCCAAGGACAACCGTCTTAGCGTTGTTTTCGATTTCAACGCTGTTAAGGCTGTTTACAGCAAGCTGTCTTGCAGCCTTCATGGTTTCATATATATTGACCATCTAAGTAGTTTTTGATTACTTCTACCGTTTCCTTATATCCTCTGGTGATCTTCGCGCAGTAGCCTCTCTCATTCAGATCGGCAATCCACTTCTTCTGCTCTTCCGAAGGTCGGCCCTTCTCCGTCTTCACCTCCAAAGCCAATCCGTGATATTGACCTCGCGGCTCGAAGATAAGAAGATCAGGTGTCCCTTTGCTATATCCAGCTGCACGCATCTTCATCGCCGTGTGCGCCGCTAAGCGAACACCTCCTACAGTGGCCGTAAAGAGTGGGTGTGATGGATGAGACTTGAGATAGTTCACGATCTGCACCTGCATTTCGTGCTCGGGCTGGCCGTTTTTCCTCGTAGGAATGTTCTTATTTAGATAGTAGGTCATTTCTGGTTCTTAGGTATTTCACCCAATCCTCAAATGTATAAAATATAATACCTCTTGCATCGAGTGCTGCTCTACGAGCGTTGCATGAAATGCAAGAGCCTACTATATTGTCTTGATCAAGCGGGTGTATATCTCTTAGCCTATGTAGTGGTATCACGTGGTCGGCCTGTGTGGCCACAGTTAGCTTGCCCAGGTTTATGCACCACTTGCATATAGCATCCCTGTCGAGAACCGCCTTTGATGTGGCACGCCATTCGGGTGTCTGGTAGAACGAGCTGTCGTGTGAGTTCTGAGCGAAGGGCTTGACTCTCTCCCCCGTAGTCATATTCCAAACTGCCCTCGCCTTCTTCTTCGCCATCCATGGTTTGGGTCTTTGTCTCCTTCGAATATCCATACAGCAAATATCGATCCCGAAGGGCGTTTGGTGTGTTTGGGTGACTACAGGGTGACATAGCTTTTGGATTAACTCTCGAAAGATCAGCCCATTAGACCCATTTGGGTGACATAGAGCGAAAAATCGGCCAAAACTTTCTTCTTTTACAGGAGAGATGAATATATTTTTTTTAAGTAAAACATCTACACTATGTCACCCTAGGTGGTTCTACGCACTGAAGATCAGCAAGTTGGTTGGGTGAGATAGCTTTCCCAAAAGTCACCCTATGTCACCCTAGAGGGGTCTATGTCACCCAAATCGCACCCAAATGGGTACCCCATACAAGGGCAACCAGCGCCCATATCACCCAAACGAGGGCAAAAAGCGCCCAAAAAGACACTCAATGTCACCCTCGGGCGGCGTTAACTACCCCCGCCCCTTGGTGATCCGCGAATTTTCTCGATTCGGCCGGCACCGGTGAGCGTTTGCCCCTGGTATAATTTTTGGACCCCCTATCCCCTCAAACGCTAGCAAATACAGGGGTTTCAGCCCTTTGCAACGTATTTTTTACGTATGTTTCACGCATTCGTCGATGTTTCACGGAATTATACGTTCGGGCTGTATAATTTTTTCCGTTGTTTCGTCGGTAGTATAAATTTTGGGTGTATAAATTTTCATGCAGTTTCGTCGGTAGTATAAATTTTCGGGCTGTATAATTTTTTCGCTTATTTCGTCGACGTCCGTATTTTATATGTTGAGAAAACTTGTGTTTAATTAGTAACAGGATCCGGCTGTTTTGTTTTAGTTATTTGCATTTAGCGCAATTACTAGTACCAAACTGTTTGGGTGTGTGGCGTTCATTCGTTCGATGTTCGGCGCATCGAATCGGCGCTAATTTTCCCCCATATGGGACGCGCGTCCGCTATTTTTTCGGCGCTGGTGGCAAAGTATACATATATATAGGGGCTGTTTTCTTGAATTTTTTTGCATCCAAGTGAATCAATCCGGGAAAGTTGTTCGTACCTTTGTCAAGGTCGGAACGAAGGGGCGGCGTCAACGGATGCAGCCCGCCGACCAAATAACAATGAATAACAAACCCATTAAATTTTTTCAGTTATGGAAAATACCTCAATCGAAGTTATGGCGGTGTGCCATGCGAAGCGCGGAACAATTGTGCAGCACCTTTGCATTGACGTTGAACGCGTTGTAAGTGAACGTACGGCCGTTGCAATTGCAGCGAATCGATTCGCCAAATTCGCCCTAGGTATGCGGGCAGCGAAGGCTACTTCGAAAACAAGTTGGAGCCTCACAGCTATGCACACGATTCGTGTGGAGGTTAACGGAATTAGCGTGTTTAATTCGGCGGACATCAATTTTTCCGCTGTGGCGGGAGGCGATACGAAGCGGGCATTTACTACCTCATTCGTTCATACGGCCGAATCAATTCATGCATCTATCATGAGCGCATACGACCTATATCAAATTATTTGCGATTCGGCGGAATAAGTTTCGCAAAGGGTGCGCAGGACGGCTGCGCAGGGTGTTCGATTCACCCGCACCCTCTACATGTGTTCTCGGTGTTGTGTTCTTTGAAATATCGGCCTAGCAAGTAGCGGAACATCTACAGGATGAGCAATGCAGGAACGTACATAGGGGCCCGTTCCCCCCTTAAGCGGCGCAAGAGTCCACAAACGTAGACGTTGGCGAAAACTAGGTTATCTTCCTTAACCTGCGGGAAAGGAGGAAAGGTCAACGCGACCGACTATGTAGGCAACTACGCAGGGGCCCCCATATGTTTAACCCGGGTTAAACGTGTGCAAATATGGGGGGCGAAATTTAATCAAACACATATACACACGCGCACACGTACACGCGCACACACGCACACACGTACACACGTACACACGTACACACGAGGCCCTTCTGTTTTCTTCGGCTCCTTCGTGCTCATTTTTGGTGGGGTGTGGTGGCTGTGTGGTGTGGTTTGTGGCGTACTGCAAAGGTGTATATACTATATATTCTGCATCTACGGGTTTACCTGTAGGTATCAACCCCTTTGGGGGTGGCCTGTGCACTAGGTGTGCTAGGTGGGTTCGAATCCCACCACAGGCCCAAATTCGCCATCCTATTATGGTGGCTTATGGGCAGCCTATATGTGGCGGCTCTATGTTGTTATTGTTAAACCGTTTCAATGCAATTACTATGTATCTTTTTATAGAATTCCCGTACATTATGGGGGCCTTCGTGTGCTTCCTTATTTCGGTTCCGTGGTGGATGGACAGCCCTAAATCTAATCGGAAATAATGTTCTTCTTCGGCATCCTTCCTATACTTCTCTGTGCGCTCTGCTGTGCAGTGGGCATTCATAATGATCTAACTAATAACCGGCGGGCCTAGTTGTCCTCCTTTGATGTTATTGTGTCCAAGAATCCAAGAATCCAAGAAATCATGTTCGGTTCAATCTGCATCATCGTTGTGTTGTGTGTTATCGGCGTGTTCACTGCATTCCAAGTTATTGACGCTATCAAAAAATGATTGAGTACTACTTTGAAGACCAAAGGTCTAGGAAAACTGTGTTCTTCGTGGGCAAGATGGTGTCCATCCCTGAGCGCACCAAGAAATGGAAAGTTCTCAAAACTTACTTTGAGATATACAACAACAACCGCCCAGGATATTACCGGGCTTATGGATGGAGAAAAGTAGACAAGAAATGAAAACTAACGAATCAAGAATTCGCGGGCTGTTCTCTGTATGGGGGCTGAACGCTGACGCTTTCCTTTGGGAGGTTCGCAAGAATGGTCGCAGTGTAATTCGTCGCAAGACTTGCCGAATCACCGGCTGGATTGACGAGCAAGAAAATGTGTGTCTAACCGTTACAAAATACTGAATCATGAGAGACTTCAAGACCTACAACGGATGGGCGAACTACGCCACGTGGAAAGTGCAGCTGGAATTGTTTTCAGACTTTGAGGTAGAAGAAGTCTTCCCCGACTGGGAAGAAATGGATATGCGCAAGAGAGCTGACGCCATCGAAGAATACGTCAAGTTCTTTGTATATGCAAGTTCCATATCAGGAACATCAAGGGAGTTTGCTATGGGATTCATAGAAGAAGTTGATTGGGTAGAACTCGCAGAATGTATGTGATGAAAGAATTCAGCTATATCTTGGGCGTAAACTCTTCGGCCAAGACTATCAAGGGCGTCAAGGTAGACGTCAACACAGGAATTGTGTACCTGTCGCCATACGACTCGAGCGGCAAGAATGTATGCCCAAAAAGTTCAGAGGGGTGCAGGGCTACGTGCCTGCACTTCGCAGGGCGTGCCAAGTTCGACACCAAGATCCACAAGGCAAGAATTGGGCGCACGAACTACTTCTACTCTAACCGTCTAGACTTCATCGAGCAGCTACGAAAAGAAATCAAGTCTGCCCGCAAGAAATACGGAGACACTTTGGCTATCCGCCTCAACGGCACCAGCGACCTCTCGCCGGAGCTGTTCAAGTCTATCCTCCAAGAATTCAGCGACGTTCAGTTCTACGACTACACGAAGGTGCTCAACCGTGTCAAGCTGCTCGAGAAGTACCCCAACTATCACCTGACGCTCAGCTACTCAGAAGAATTAGACTGGCAAGAATTGCTCGACGTAGCGACCAAGTATAACCTGGGCATCGCGGTTCCATTCGCCGATGTCGATTCCAAGACTGGCCGAGTCCGCAAGAATGCAAGTCTGCCTCAAGAATGGCGCGGGCTTCCTGTCTTCGACGCTGACGAGACAGACGCAAGATTCCTCGACCGCAAGTTGGGTGCTCCTGAGACTGGAGCGTATATCGCAGGACTTCGAGTCAAGCGTACGACTCGCGAGCGCGAGGCTCTCGGTCTGACGACAAGATTCTTTGTCGAGCCATGATAGTGGCTTACTCTGTCCTCTTACTGTTAATGATGTTGTTCTTAATCATCAAGAAATGCGACAAGACTCTGTGACTGGCGAAGAAATCAGCGAGGGCTACCTGATTGAGTCGGGTATGTTCTACGCTGCAAACGAGGAGAACTTGCTGTATATCCTCCGCACATATTACAAGGTCGAAGACCTGGAAGAAGCTTTCGAAGAAGACTTACTCTTTTGCTGGACTACATTCGATGAAGACTGAAGCTATCACCCAAGAATTAGGCGAGTTCCAGATCCGCAAGACGGCCGGAGGCGCTACGTACCTGCGGTTCGGGTACTGGAAACGAGTAGACGTAAAGCGTCTGCAAGAATTGGTCGGCTCTCCTGTGCAAGAAGACGACCTGTACGACGACGACTGCGGCTGGCTGTATTCATACTACATCTCATGAGCTACCCTCTCTACTTCGACCAAGACGGTCGCCCCTACTTCATTGCAAAAGATGAGGTAATCTACGTGCAAAAATGCTCGTACGTTGTTGTTGAGCACGACGGAATCACTGAATACAAGAAAAAATGACTTACATCTTCGACACCTTGAGCGTAGCAGGTTCTTTCCTGCCTGCTTTTATCAACGACGACAATTCGGGCTTGAACCAAGACCAAATCGATCGAGTCCAAGAATTCGTGAGGGAGTTGGAATCAAGAATTTCGGTGTACCACGAAAAATTTACGTTCTCTTTCTCTACGGGGCTTGACTCTTCATTCTCCAGGTGCGAAGTTTGCGACTTTCACGCAGATTGTTATGACGTCGATGTAATCGTTACTGCGCTATGACTAGAGACCAAGAATTCGAGACTCTGCTCCGCTACGAGAGTGGATGGCTCACCAAGCAAGAAACGCTCGAGCTGTTCAGTTACCTCATCAAGAATGATGTGCTCAAGGCTTTGCAAGGCCACTATGGAAGGACTGCAAGACTCCTTGTTGAACTAGAATTACTGAGCCATTCGGGAGACATCTTAATCAAGAATCCATGAAAATCTACGTGCAGGCAAACAGCAAGAAAGAAGTGAACAGCTGGCTCGCTTCAGGAATCCAGGTCTACGGGTACAACTACTCTTTTTTTGACGAAAAAGCTGGATGGTATAACGTCTCAGAACTGGAAGACGGAGACATCGTAGTTGTCTTCTCCAAGATTGTAAATCGCTCACCCGTTGCAAAATCATGGGGCTCTTATGACTCCAAGAAAAACAGACTGAAGTGATGATTAAGGTAAGATTCCACTTAGCGCCAGGAGAGCACTATATGCACTGGCAGATTCGCCGAGGAAATGACGTCACGTACGTCAATCCTATGGACGCACAGCTGGTTATGTATGACGCAAGACTCGTAAACCACAAGTCTACGGCCAAGAAAATACACGAGGGTGCTCACAAGACTGTTTGTGCTTGGGTTTCCTGCAAGAAAGTGGAGGTATCTACCTGCAACTTCAGC